ATATAGTGTTTTTGTACCTGGAGTGTTTGCTTCACTACCAAATTTTGTATCAACTACTAATGCTTTAACACCACTAGTATTACCTGTAACTTCAGTGTTAAGTAATAAACTTAAATTAGCTACACCACCAGTTGCATTATTATCTCTGATTCTAATAAATGGAACTCTCTCATCATATGCAACTTCAACACCTCTTACTACCGATCCTTCTTTAAATACATGCTCTGCAAATCTATCTATTTGGTTTTGTAATAGAGTTTGCATTTGAGTAAGTTCTCTAGCTTGTACAGCTAGACCTGGTCTAAATAAAAGTCTATAAAAATTCTTGTCTTCTTTAAAATCGTCGTAGTATGGATCTACATTTAGACTTGTTCTCAGTGATTGTGTGTTACTTATTCCTACCATTTAAAATCCCATTATTATTTTGAAGTTTTCAATTTGCTCAGTTGCTCTAGTTATTGGCGATCTGTTCTCAACATATAATACATCTCCATTATAAAATAATAAACTACTATTTGAAGACGGTCTTATCGTTGCAGTCTTGCCAGAAGTAGATCCAGTTATTTGCTCATTATTCTGAAACCTTCCTGTTATATTTATCACTCTAAGCGTGCCTGCCGTGTTAGCTGCGTTACTATTTGCAAAACTAACTACATTTCCTGTAGCACCACTTGTACCACCAGTTATTAATTCATCTGCATTAAAGTCTCCAGTTGCACCAGAAAGTGTCATTCTTGTTGTCATATCAAAGTTAATTGTATTAGCAACCGATCCATTAGCTAATATTGGATCCTTTAATAAACCAAAAGTTCTTATGTTGTTTTCTAAAGCAAGTGTACCAGATTCTGTTCCACTAAATTCAGAAGTAAGCATAACAAAACTTCCACCTAATTCTTCTCTTGCATTTTTTCCATGTCCATTTCTTGGACTTATAATCGCTCTTGCAGTGGCACTATTACCATGACTAGTATTAGCTGTAATAGTTACTGTAGCATTTGAATAATTAATTCCTGAACTAATAATGTTTACATAATTAACAGCTCCATTACTAGATACTACGTTTGAATAAGCAAGCGTTCCACTTCCATCACCTGATACTGAAACTTTTGGACTTACGATATAGCCACTAGATGTATTTGGAGCAGTTGTAAATGCATTGTTAACTGTTATTGTTCTTGTAACTCCAGCATATCTAACAACATCTCTAATAAGACCTGCACCTTTACCTGAAGTAATATAAATCGAACTTCCAACATATACTGAATCGTTAGCACTTGCAGTGTTTGCTAAAGAAAATGAAGTACCATTAGCTACACTAGCAAACTGTCCATTAGTGGTAAAATAACCTCTACCTCCAGCTGTTACTTTTACTATATTAATTGCACCATTTACAGATGCTTGTTGTGTTGACCATTGAGCTGATCCATCATTAGCTGACAATACTTTAACTGGAATATATTGATCGGTAACAAACTTACCATTATCTGCACCAGATACTGTATACATATACTTCCATTGATATCCATCAGCTGTTTCTGTTATTCCTGTTGAAGTACCTGTTGGTTGAACTGTTGAATTTGCATTTTTATTATTGAACAGACATTTATATACGTTTCTATCAGTTGTATAAACGTAGAATGTGTTTGCATATAAATTAGAATCTTCATTATCATATGCAGCATATAATACATTATTAGACCAATTATATCTTTTCAATGCATATGTGATATCAGTTGTAGCTAACTTTTTAGCAGCTAACATCTGTTTATAAATATTATAATCGTCGTTTTGGGTATCGCTTATTGGTACTGTTACTACTGAATCATTTGCATAAGGACCAGGTCTTCCAACAAACATATAAAGTCTTGAAGGTGATGCTTCACTAACTGATTCAAATATTTGATCTGCAATATAATAAGCAAATCTTTTTGTCACATGCGCAGTCATTTAATCTCCTTAGATAGCTCCGGTATCTTTCACAACAACATTACCTTTCATATTGGATGGGTGTGATGCACAAACATAAGTGTAAGAATCTCTTCCAGAAGAAACTATATCGTGTGGTATTTGCCAATATAAAACTCCAGTATTCTTTCCTTGAGCACTTGCTCCTGTGGTTATTGTACCATCAACTGCAACATGAATCAACGTATTTGAAAAATAATCTGTTCCTGAAGCACCACTTCTAATGTGAAAAGGATGAGCTCCTGCTAGACCGTTTAAGTCAAAGGCAACTGTAGATTCATTTCTAACAGTTAATTCTGGATTGTTACCTTTTTTATCAAAACCCATGTTAGTAACTAAGTAACCTGATGAACCATTTGCAGAAACATCATACGTTACTGCAGCACCATAGTTTGGAACGGTTGAATAACTTTTACCACTACTGAATACTGAAAATACGTTTGATACTTGAGTTCTATCAGAAACTAATGTTCTTATAGCATTGTTTGTTTGTACTAAATTTGTGTTTATTAGTGCTAATCTTGTATTATTATTAGCTAATGCAGCTAATGTAACAACATTAGCAACTTGAGCTCTTTGAGCAATTGCACTGTTAGTGTTAGCTAATGCAGCTAAAGAAGCAACATTCGCAACTTTTGCATATAAATTAAGTCTGGTATTAATAGCAGAATTGGCTGCATATGTTGCTATTGCATAAGCATTGGAAACTAATGTTCCGGTATTTGCTGCTATAGCTGATCCATCACCCAATGCATTATAGACTTCTGTAAAATTATCGTTGACTTTATCACCACCAGCACGTAATGTATCACCACTCCCATCATTAGCGCTTGATCCTAGTCCAATTGATTGTTTTGCCATCTCTTATCCTTAATCCTATTTATATTAAATTGCATCAAAACTTGTATTAGCTGAGTCAAAGGTTAATGCTGTACTATCAAAGTTTACAACCGCACTTGATGTTGTTGTAACATTACTACTTACAACCGTAACTTGTGATATAACACTTTTCTGACTTACTTCACCAAATAATTTAGTTCCAACAGGATGTACTAAATCATCAACAAATTGTTTGTATTGTCTTACCATGTTATTTGATCTTATAACATAACTATACACTTGGTAAAAGAAGTTATCTTGTAATCTGTTATTCCATGATAAGAAACCTTTTGTATCTATATACTTACCTTCATATGATCTTAAACCTGTAATTTCAGCAGTACCAGTTGCATTGGCTGTGGGTGTTCTGTTGTTGTTTAATATGTTTAATACTTCATATTTGTTAAAACCAGAACCTTTATTGGATCCAACTGTAACTGTTCTAACACCACCAGGTATATGTTGAACTGTAAATACAGCATTTTCACCTTTGATACCACCAGCACCATCAGATATTCTTGCACTAGCAACATCTCTATTGAATGCTGAAACTGATGGTAAAGGGTTGTAATTATAACCATAAGCAGTTTGATAGATTGAATTAATAGTTCCAACTGTTACATTTGCAAAAGTTAAAGCATCTACTAATCTACTAAAACAGTTAGCTTGAGCTAAGTTAGCATTTAATGCAGTTGTGTTACCACCTAATGCTGCAAAGGCTGTATTAGTTGTTGAGTTTGAAACTCCAGCTGTAACATTTAATGGTACATCTTTAATTGAATTTATTTTTTCAGTGTTGATTTGTAATACTTCTGTATTCTTGATAGTTTGCACATATGCACCTGCACCAACACCTCCAGATATTGTATTTGGTGATACTGATATTGGAGTGTTAGCAAAATAACCAGACCCTCCATTTGCCAAGGTAATATTAATTGCACTAAAATTATCTGTTTCAGAAACAATACCTTCAGCATCTGTCAAGTTTACAGGACTTGTTAATCTTACATTATCCCCTAGTTGATATCCAGCTCCTTTGTTTAATACTTCAACTGAAACTAATGGACCTGTAACATTGTAGATAGTAGCATTAACCGAATTAGCAGTATTTCTAACTAATTCTAAATCTTCAAAAGTTCCATCAATATTACTAAGAAACATTTCTTTAACTAGAAAACCAGATTCAAACGTCTGTGTAATTCTTTCTACCTTTGCTGATGCACCAGAAGATATACCAGTGATGTTTTGTCCTAATAATAATTCTGTATTACCTACAACTGGATCACCAACCCTAATACTGTTTTCTTGGATCCATCTACCATCAGAAGCTCTAAGAATACTTTCACCTGGATCATAAATTGTAATGTCTTCATTGTATAGTGCTCTGAATAATAATTGATAACTTTTCTCACTACCTCTTGATCTATAAAAGTCTTTAGCTCTTTTAACTAATAATTTTTGATCTGCTGTTAATGTTTTTGGAAAAGATGGTAATAATTCTCTTTTTATATACTCAATATATTTGTCTATTGAAGTGTCTATATCTTGATAACTTTCAAGACTTCTTGTAACTTCAATTACATTGTTACCTTGTTCTAAGAACTCATAATAACCTTCTACAAATTTTTGAAATAAAGGAGCATCCTCCCTAATAAAATCAGGAAGCTGATTCTTTACTAAAGTAGAGACTTTTTTTTGGATAGCCATTAGTAGTAGGTTCCTGATACACCTGAAGTTGTTCCTGTTTGAGTTGTTCCAGTATAAGAAGTAGTAATAGTTGTTGTAGATCCTGATGTAGTGGCTGTAGTTACTCTACTTTCTACTGCTCCAGTCTCATTATTAACTATTGTAACACTTGTTCCTGAAATTAGAATAATATTATTTCTAACCGTGTTGATATCATTAATATCAGGCTTAGCTACTAATTCTATACTAGCTGTACTTGTTATATTAACATTATTTAATGTAATCAATCCTGTTGCATAATTTACAGTTCCAGCATCATTACTTACATACTGTCTAATATTATTATCACCAAGATAATAAAGTCTTAGAATTCCATATCCATTATCATCAATAAATGTTGTTTGTCCATTGAAGGTAAATCCTGTACTACTTACTGCATTCAAATGACCAGGATGTGGATGGTGAATAGCATTATTAAATGCAAAATTATATGTTGTTGCTGTGCCACTATTAGGTGTAAATCTTTTCATCATGTTGATTGTTGTTCTTGTACTAACTATACTAACATCAGCATCTGTAACTGTTTTTACAAAAGTACTTTCTCTGAAATTTTTGTCAAATAAACTTAACTCAGACAATTCAAAATTATTAATCGCAGTTTGAACTTTATTGTTTATAGCTCCTGCATCTAAACCAGTTAACGCCACATTATAATTAACTGTAACTGTAGGTATAACATATAAAAATGTTGCATCTACAAATTCAGGTTCTACTGACACCATGTTTCTTGTTTTAAGAATATCTTTTAACTCATTTTTTCTTTGATCAGAAAGTAAGTTACCTTCTCTTGGTTTAGCTGCTATATAAACTTTTCCATATATTGGAGGATTATTCTCCTCACCTCCCCAAACACTTACAGCTTGTAGGTCAGGTGCTTCGGCTAATAGTAATCTTGAATAATCATTTTTTACAACTGCTCTACCTTGTCTTTGATAATTTTTAGGTGCATTAAATTTTATACTACTAATAGATTCAGCGTTTGCACCATTTCTTGCTGGTAACATAACAGTAGTTGTAAAGTTTTGTTGTCCACCTAAAGTTGCAGGTGCAGAAAAATTATTAGCTCCATTAGTAACTGTTCCATTAACAACTCTATACTTTGCAATAACAATATTACCTGTACTCAAAGCTGAGCCAAGTACATTATCTCCAAATATTAACTCATGTCTTCCGTTCTCATTTTCTTCAACAAAATATACTTTACTTCTTGAATTTACAGCAGTTAAATCTGATGCTCTTGAGTACACTGTCAATGTATTGTTAGATGAACTTGTTTGAATATCTACTTTCAAATTACTAATATCAATATTTTCATTAGCTAAAATAAATCTTTGATTATCTGTTCCATCTACAAGTATTCTTTCTCTAACCGGTTCACCTTCAATTATTACAATTGAGTTAGATGTATAAGAATCTTGTCTTAAAACTGTATATGCTTTATCCGTTGTAAACTTATATTCTATTCCATCAATAGAAGAAGTAAACAATGTATTGGCTGCTATAGTAACACTCTCTACATTTGATGTTGGAGTTATAACAGCTTTTATAACCGCTTGAGCTCCTTTAGCAGCAGTAGGAAAATATCCTAACATTTTTGCTCTTGCTACTACATTGTTTCTTAACTGAGCACTATCAAGGAACATTTCATTTGTTACCATGTTAGTATAAACAGCATTATAGTATGTGTTGTAAGCTAGAACATCAACTAATTGATTGAGTGCACTAGACTCAAAATCATAGTCAGCAAATTCAGGCTTAGCTTTCATAAAGGTAATTAAGTTACCCTTAATCGTATTGAAATTTAGTTCTGTAGCTCTTAATACACTATTAGCAGTTGCCATGTTATCTTACTCTTTCCAGAAAGAATGATACAGTATCAAGTTCTGTTTGATTTAAACATCTAAAAGTAATTGAAACTTCTATTCCATTTGAGTCTCTAACTTCCTTTACTCTTACATCAATTAACTTTACTCTTCTTTCATAGTTTGATACTGCAAATTCAATATCGTTAGCAATATCGTCAGCAACAGTTCCATCCATTTGTTCGAACAACCTTCTCTTGATATCACTACCATAAAAAGGACTGTAAGGTCTTTCAAATTTATTTGTTAGTATTAGATTCTTCAATGCCCTTTTCACTGCTTGATTATTAGTGAGAACACTAATTTTCCTTGTAACAGGATGTTTATTGAACGTAATGTCAAAATCTTTGTATACTACACTCTTTGGTACCGGCATGTTTTTCCTCTAAAACT